ATCAGTTGAGCCAGTTCTTTCCTGAGTTCATCTGCCGATTTTTCGACAGTCACCACTTCGGTTCGTTCAGTCGGTTTGAGACCGCATCGATCCATGATGTCTTTCGCGGCTTGAAGACGGACTTGTTCCGATGTTGCGTGGGACGCAAGGTCTACGATCTGAGCCAATGCACCGGGTACTGCTGAAGCCATTAGGCGGCGAGTTTCATTTTCGATTTCGAGAGCAAACTGGCCGCGAAGCTGGTGCGCTTTTTGATATGCCGTCTTCGCTGAATAACCTGCCTTTATTGCGGACTGTGTTCCGTTACCGGTCAGTGCAACTTCCTTAACGAAGGCGGCTTGTTTATCTGTCAACATGTGAAGCGTTCCTGTTCAATGTTATTTTTACCCCCCGCTGTACGGACACAATATTCCCAATATCATTAGAAAAAAAAGGGGGGCGGGGGCCCCGGCCCAGGAGCGCACCGTTTTTACGGCCATAGTGGTGGCCATGCCCAATCGAAGTGGAGCACTGACATTACAAGGCAGCACTAATCGTTGGTATTGCTACGTTTTTCGGCCTTTGTGGGTCAAAATGTGGGCCAAATCCGCAATGTCAGCCTCTCAAGCCAGAAATGGTGGGGATTTGTGATCGCGAAGCAGAAATTTCATGTGTGTGAGCGCATGAATAATATGATCTCGCTACCTCAACTCATCCGAACTCGAAGCAAGCCACGTCCTTTGGTTCTTTATGTTGGTTCTGTTACGTGTGCCGTGATCGAATGGCCGGTCAAAAAAAAGGCCCCGAAGACTGGGAGTCGTTCGAGGCATGCAATTCTGCAAGACTGATTATACTGACCTTACGCGTAACCGTGCTCGGTTTGCGCCCTATTCCATACACCTAGTTCAGAACGCAGTTCGTAGTCCCATTCGTCCAGTAAACTCCTCACATTTCGATGCGCCTCTTCATGACGCTTTGTCCATCGCGTTACATCAGCCACAATCTTCTTCTGGTGGCGTGTCAACCATATAGCCCCTCGGTACGTTTCCAAAGTCATTTCCGTAACCGATCGCCAATGCTGTTTGTGCATCAATAACGGCCGTTTGCGCTTGCGGTCTTCAGTCACCATACGATCAGTTATCGCCTCAACTAATCTGCGCTGATACGAGTTATCGAGTGCGTAGTTATATCGGCTGAACATCGAGCATTGTTTAGAGCATCTGGACAACACATCAGAGCACTCTTGGAACGTTATTTCCGGAGTACCGCCTGTAGACCTTTCCAACTGACCGACTTTCGGATTGAGCAATTTGAAAGATTCCAGGGTCAGCATTCATCTCTCATCTCTTCGCGAACCAACGTGCACCAACTCAGCAAATGCATCGTCACTTGTGATGATGGTCTGCTAAATCGGGTCGCAAATCGTAGAGGGACATCATGACCATCCAGGGCTGTCGATCGAGCCTATAAATTAGTACCGGCCGTACCTTGTCTATTGCGGCTTGCTCGGCTGTCTGATGCCACCATTCATTGATTCGTGCTTCCTTGGCTCGCTTGATCTCGATACCCCAGCCAGGCACGCCAACTAGATCACAGCCACCTTGAGCAGCCTGCTGCTGCCAATTCCGCTGGATCTCAAGACCCAGTTCGTCACGCAATATCCGTGCGACTTCCTGTTCGCCCATTTTTCCTTTAGTCCTGCTGTTCGTCATCTTCAAATAACCTGATGTATTCGACTCGATTCGGTGGAAACTCCTGCAAATCCGGGAACACCTGTCCACCACGTTGCACCCACTTCGCAAACTGACCGCATGCCATTTCGTGATCTCGGCAAAAATCGAACTTGGAACAACCACGCTCACATGGTGACTTGCCGACCCACTTAATTCGTTCCAGTAGCCCCTTAACACCTGGCTTCTTTTGCTGGCCTAGACAATTACCGCACGTCTTAACCCTGCCGGATCGCAACTGACCGCCACGGACAATCTTGGTGCCTCCACAGTCACAGCGACAAACCCACGTTGCACCGCCGGAATTGCCTATCGAGCGATCGGTTCCGGAATACCGCAGCACCACCAACTTGCCGTAACGGTTTCCGATTTCATCCAATGGAAGCGGCCCCATACGTGGCAAAGAGAAATGACCGTCACTCATCGCAAGTTCTGCCTAAGTAGGTGGTAAATCATGCCGAGCGTAGGTTGATAACCGTATCCGTAAGGTACGGTTATCTACCTCGGCAGATTTTTGCCGAAGTAGACCACCCATATTGCCGAGGTTTTGCCGAAGTACTAACCAACACGTAAACCGGGCTTCCTAGCAGTCGAGTGATACTGCTTTACTAAAAAGCCGTCATCCATCCATTGCCGGATGTGATCTCGAGCAGCCACTCTCGTAATCCGGTACTGGCGCATCATGTACCGACCCAAATACCGATCACCGGCATTGGGATGGCCCGAAAACGGGTTCTCTATTTCCCAACGACGGCTGACCTCCGTAAATATCGCCGTCTTCTGCTCTTCTGAAATCTTCTGAGCATCGGCAATCTCTTCCATTAATTCTTCGGTTCGGTCATTCAACAAACCAGTCTCCGGATCTCGCAGATAAGTTCGCTGGTCCGTCATAGAGATGTCGTTCGATTTCACAACAGCCCCATGCACCATCTCTAGCAACCCAACTGGATAGTCCATCGCTTCCGAAACGGTGTGGCGATCATCTTCAGAGGCAACCCACAGCGCATAGACCCATCGGGCACCATCCACTAACGCACTGGTGCCGCGAATCGCTGCTCGGGCTGACATAGGACCATCAATGTTGTTGTCCTTCCGAAGATGATGCGCCACTAATAAACAGGCACCCGTTTGCGCTGTTAATTGTGAAACCGCAGTCCACCAGCACTGGGCAGCAGCCGGATCTGCATTGATGTCCGATTGCACTAACGCCTGTAACGGATCTAAAACGATCAGATCCGGTTTCAACTCAGTAATTTGACTACAGACTTCGGTCCACAGTGCCGTCATTTGGTATTCGCCATGCACCGTCTTCATAAAAACGACAGGTCTTCCCGTATCCGGTATCGGCACAACGAACAGGTGGTCTTGCAACTTCTCTTTTTCCACAGGGTTCAAAATCTGGTCCAGCCGACGATGGACAGCACTGTGGGACTCTTCCCATGTCAACATCACTGCCCTACCCTGCTTCAGAATTTCACCACCCAGCGCAATTTGCTTACCAATTCCAGAACCGGGACCAACGGCAACCCGGACACATAGATCCAATAGAAGGTAGGACTTTCCAATACCGCCAATACTGGCCAGTAATCCGGGCGTCGCCTTTGGCAATACACCTTCTATTAACCAATCAATTGGTGGTGCAACGCCGTCATAACGGTCCATTCCCCAATCAGTGACCCTAAAAGCGGGCCCTGTGGGCTGATCAAATGCCTCCACGCCATACATCTTGCGCAGATCTTCCTCTGATGGTGCGTCACTTCGCATTTCATTCCGATTAAACGGATAGACGTCCCCACCATTTCCGCCACTACCTGACACTCGGCAACCTTTCTAAATGCTCAATCACTTCATGCAAGGTCGCCCAGTTTTCGTCAGTAAATGGTTTGCCGTCCTCTAACTGTTTTGCGGCTATAGAAAGTACGTACATTTTTGGCCTCAGAAAATACAGCAGTGCTCGATAGTCGGGCCGAGGCCGCCGATCTTTCCGCCGCCCCTCGTAATACAGTGGGTCTTTGCGAAACATGTCAGAGGCGGTTAAACCCACAGCCTCCATAACAGCAACAGCTCCGCAACCGGCCCGACAGATAATTAGTACCCGCCCGTCATCACCGACACCGATGCCCAACGAGGGACTACGGTCGTCATGCGCGGGACATGTGGCGGTGAACTTTCCATCCTTACCTTTTACGTTGTCGAGCCGCGCCAACAATTGGTCAACGGGATCAATCATGGAAAAAAGGCGGGACGGCCCGTACCGGTCATCTTACAAACCCAGAGGTACCCGCGAGGGACCAAAGATGGTACGAGCCGCCCCAACAACAGCGAGGTAAGGAGAGGGCTGTACTGGCGCCCAGCCCAGGCGCTTTAATTGATGCACCCGGGGCCCATGCATGCATCCGCAGAGCCTTCAGGATTTTGGGTAGGTGAATATGGGTTGCCGAAAATGTCTGGTCTGATCTGCTCGGGTTTGACCTTGTGGTCAGCCAACCGACATAACGCCATTACGCGATTGCCGGGAACTCCTCGCTGCGCCCATTGGTGGACGGCGGAGCGTGATAGCCCGAAATACCGGGCGGTCTTGGCATAGCCGCCAAGGGCCGAAATGACCAAACTGGTAACGGCCTGTGGCGATTCCGGCAGATCCGGAAGGTTCGAAAGGAAGACGCCCTCACCCGGGATCGGGTCAGATATGGCGGTTTTACTCAGGTTTTCCATCTTTTTGGCTTAGATCCTCGTTTAGTCAGTCAGCTCAGGTGGACTGATGTTAAGTTTTGCTGTATAATGCGACTTGTGAGCATGAATTTTCTTCCGTTCATTCCGTTTCAGACTGAACTCTACCACATCGTCGACGACCGTCAAGTCGAGGAGACCCTATGAACGCTAAGCCAAAATCGAAGTCACCGATTATCGATATGCAGGTGTTTTACCGACTGCCGATTCAGCAGCGGAGGGCACTCGCCCGGAATCTGCACGTATCCAACTATTTCGGCGATGAGCTCTATTACTCTCACCGACTTAGCAATGATTCACCTATGTGGAATCAGATCATGCAGGACATTTCGACCGGCAAGATTGACGAACAGTTCTTCATCAACGTCCTGTCTCCACGACAGATCGCCAAACTCTATGGTGCTGGCCCTGTTCAGGAATGGTCCCCCGCCGATGTTAAGCAGAGTATTCGTAAAAAGACCAAGCCCCTTTATGACGCTTGGCAGGAAATTAAATCGATCGAGAAGAAACAGGCTGTAATGGTTGCTCAACGGAAAGATGATTTAGAGAATTTTTTGGATGATCTTGAGCCTACTCCAGACAAGACGCAACGCGACTTCATACGCGAACTCTTTATGCAGATTGTCGATGCCGAACCTACTTCGGAATGGATTCCGGGCGAGTCTGTTCCAGTCATCTCGAAGGAACAGGAAACCGAGATCATTAAGGCATACGTAAAGGGCGAGGCAGACGGTGTTGTGGTTCGCCGCTCTAAAAAAGGTGGCGTTACACCAGCAAAGTATGCTCGCAGCCTACTCAATGATGGGCTGAATAAGG